GTGTCCGTTCTTTCATATCACGCAAGAAAAAAGGCAGGACCCCCAGGAACGCGCCAACGTCGCGGCCGTGCTCAATGGTATCGGCGTCGACCTCTCGCTCGGCGAGCTCCTCGAGCAGACCGGTTTTTCGAGGCCCGAGCCTGGGGAGGAGGTCATCGACGGCGGTAGCGGCATCCCCGCCGCGCCCGACTTCGGCGGCGGCCGCTTCAAGGGGGGCGCGTAGCTTGGCCGAGTTCGACGTCGATGCCGTCCTCGAGGACATAAACACGCGCCTGGCGGCGCGCTACATTGAAGCCTTCCGCGACTACCTGGTCGCGGTCGTGCTCAAGAACAAACCACAAACCCGCGCAGCACGTACGCGCCTCGAGGAGGTGGTCACCGAGTCAATGGGCAAGGCCGAGATACTGGGAGCCCTCTCGACGCTAAGGCGCGCGTCGAGCATCCTGGCGGCCAACCTCACCACCGACCGTCGCCGGCTCATCACGTTCGCCGAGACCTCGACTACCAAGATCCTCTCGAGCGTCACCTTCGAGCAGTCGGTCAAGGATCTCGTCGACCGGGTCCCGGTGACGCTCCGCAACGCCGCCGAGCGGACCGCCGGCCGCATCGCGCAACTCTACGGCGAGGGTCACGTCGTCGCCTTCGCCAAGAGCGCCGAGGCCGAGGTCACCAAGCGCGCGCAGGAGCTCATCACCAAGGCCGCCCGCGAGGGCATCCCCGAGCGCGAGGTCGGCCGCTCGCTCAAGTTCGGCGTCGACCGCGTCCGCAAGGAGACCGCAGCATGGACCGAGGGATACGCGCGCATGGCGTTCCGCACGAATCTCAACACGGCCGTCACCGCCGGAAGGTTCCGCCAGGCCAACGACCCCGACATCAAGGCCGTCACCCCGGCCTTCCGTTTCACGGCCGTCGGTGATTCAGACACCCGCAGCAACCACGGCGCGGCCGATGGCATCATTCTCGCCGTTGACGATACGGAATGGCGACGCCTGGCGCCGCCGCTCGGTTACAACTGCCGGTGCGAAGTCGACGAGCTCACGAGCGCCGACCTCCGGCGCATGGGTCGCGTCGACAAGGCCGGTAAGGTCATACCGTCCCGTATCCCACCAGGCGCCGGTCCTGACGAGGGCTTCCGACACGGCGGCCGGCCCGACATCGCCCTCGGCGGCGCCTCATGATCCCGGCGAAGTGGGACGAGCTACGTGAGCCGTTCAAGCGCCTCGTCTTCCGCGACGGTGTCAAGGCCGTCGCCGATCGCGTCCCGATGCACCGCGCCAGCGTCTACCGGATCATAAACGACGAGATCAGGCGGCCGTGCAGGGCGATACGCGAGGGCGTTCGCAAGGTCCTCGAGAGCGACCAGGCGCCGGCCGAATAGGCGAAAGTCGCACTTGCGACACCGCGGCCGTGCTAGGCTCCGCGCAACATGACACCCGCAACCATGGAGGCGCCCGGCTTCGAGGTCACCAAGACCGATGTGGCGACGATCTTTCATCGCGTTCCGATCTTCGCGGAATGTACCCGCGGCGAGCTCGTGTTCGATGCGGAGTGGATCGCGGCGGCAGTCGCCGAGGCCAAGGCCGGCGAGCGCGACGGGCATCTTCCGCCGCTCCATACCAGGCACCACGAGCCGGCGACCGACCAGACCGACGCCGTCCAGAGCGCCGGCGTATTCCGCGTTCTCGAGGCTGCACCCTTGAGCTTCAAGGGCAAGCGCCTCACGGCGATCTACGCCGACCTCATCGTCACCGACTCCCACCTTGCCGACGAGCTCGGCAAGATGCGCTACCCCTACCGCTCGGTCGAAATCTTCGAGCCCGACGGCGCGCCCAAGATCAACGGCCTCGCGCTACTCGACCACGAGGCGCCCTACCTCGAGCTCCCGATGCTCATGGCCGGCGAGGTCAACGACCGCACCAACGACCCGAGCGTCGCCGGTGTCGCAAGTGCGACGTTCGCGATCGACTTCTCTAGTCAACCTACCAACCCCGCGCTAGGATCCGTTCGCCGCGATTCCCGCGCCTTCCTTCTATTCAAGTTCGACGGAGCCGATCCCATGACGACCAAGACGAAAACCCCCGAAGAGCTCGAGGCCGAGAAGGTCGCCGCCGCGGCCGCGTCGAGCGAGACCCCCGCCGGTAACTTCGCCGACGACGAAGAGGAGCACCAGGGCGCCGAAGAAGACGGCGAAGGCGGCATCGACGTCGCGGCCGTCGCCTCGGCGATCGAGTCCGGCGCTATCAGCGTCGCCGACATGGATATCATTCTCGCGGCCATCCAGGCGCAGACGTCCGAGACGACCGAGGAGGACTCAGCGGAAGACGTCGCACCCGCACCGGTACCGGGAGCCGAGATCATGAAGGGCAGAAACGGCGTCAACTTCGCACGCCTCGAGGGCGAGAACCAGGCGCTCAAGGCGCGGCTCGACAAGCGCGACGCCGACGACAAGCGCAACACCGACGTCGCCGAGGCGCTCGAGCGTCTCGAGGGGCGCCCGCTCGGCTCCGACCTCAAGCTCAGGCTCGCCACCTTCCACAAGCGCGCCAAGGGCGACGCCGTCCTATTCAAGGAGTACGTCGAGACCATGGCTCGCACCGCCGGCGAACTCGCCGACGACGACAGCGCGGGTGCGGCATTTGCCTCGCAACCGAAGACGCCATCGGTCGCGATGAGATTCTCGAGCCTCGGCACCGATGCCGTCGAGAAGGCGGCAGGATTCGCGCGCGAACACCAGCACGGCTACCGCGGCCGCGCGACCGAGGAGTCTTACGTCACGATCAACATGAGGCGCGCCGGCTTCGAGCTCGCCGCCTCATAGTCCACAGCACAACCCCGACCAGGAGCTCAACCAATGGCCGACCGCACCACCAACAAAATCTACAGCACTAGCGGCGCTGACCGTTTTCCGGTCCCGATCGCCAACGGTGAGTCGCTCCCGATCGGTACTCTCGTCCAAGAGCAGAGCGGGTTCGCCAACCACTACGACGGGACCAACATGATGTTGGGTATCGTCGTTGGTGGTGAGAACACCAACAGCAGCGGGGTACCCGTAGGTGACACGAGCCTATCGCCCGACCCGACCGTCTACATCGACACGACCGGCCCCGTCCTCATGGGCGTCCCAGTCGCCAGCGCGGCCGCGGTCGGCGAGTATGTCTACTGCGACGACTCCGACTTCGACAACGCGACCGTCACGCAACCGACTACCGACGCCCCGATCGGCACCGTGATAGGCTGGCGCTCGGCGAGTGATTGCGACGTCAAGCTCTTCTCGATGATCGAGCACCGTCTCGGCACCGACGCCGCGGCGACGCCCGGCACCAGTTGGGTCTAGCCACCCGCCCACGATTCAACCCCACGACTCAGCCAGGAATTTAGATCATGAGAGCCAACGCTTCCCAAGTCCTCGCGAATGGACTCCGAACAGAGTTCTGGGACACCTACGCGGCCGTCAACAACCGCGTCGCCGATTCCCGACTCTCGCAAGTCATGAACCTCAGCGTCGGCGCGGACAACCGTGACCACGACTTTGGCTACTTCGAGAGCTCCCCGCACTTCGACCTGTGGAAACGAGGCGGCGAGATAACGTCCAAGGCCATGGACTCCGTGAGCTTCAACGTGCCGGTCTACGAGTGGGGCCGTCGCGTCCCGTGGCTCAAGTGGGACAAGGACGACGACCGCACCGATTCGCTCATGGACGTCGCCCGCCAGGCCGGCGCGAGTGCCGCGAAGCTCCCCGAGCGGATGTTCTTCGACTTGATCCAGAACCAGACCACGATACTCCCCGCGGTGCCGACGGCGCCCGACGGCGCGGCCATGTTCGCGACCACGGATGCCGGCGGTTCAAACCGTTTCGGTGTAGCCTTCGGCAACCTCCTCACCGGTACCACAGGCGTCAACGCGGCCAACATCCTCTCAGACTTCTACACCTCGATTCAGCAGTTCATGCTCTTCGAGGACACCGAGGGCCAGCCGCTTCTCGGCGACGACCTCATGCGCCAGCCGTTCGTCATTATACACCCGGTCGCATCCACAAATGCGTTCGAGGAGGCGTTCTTGCAGA